ATGTTGGATTATTTGATATATATAGACAATCATCATATCAATGTACCGTAACCTGTATGGGTAATGTTATGATACAACCAACAATGTATTTTTACTTAAAAAACATTCCATTATTTAAAGGGTCATATTGGATTACAGAAGTAACACACACTATTAAAACAACAGGTATTGAGACATCATTTAAAGGGTCAAGAATCCCATTACAATCGCTTCCGAATCCAACAGATTCATTCTTGGCCAGTTATCGATCACTTTTTGATAAAATGGTAAAAAGAGCCGATGTTAAAGTTAAAGAAGAACTACAAGGAACAACTAAGTCCGATACTGAAAAAACATTCACAACAAAGGATGGTAATAGTTTTTCATATGATTTGGGAACAAATAAACAGCCAGAGGGTGAAAATCTTGTGAAAGAAGCCGGAATAACAGAATATGGAATACCATATAATGGATTTAACGGAGAAAAATTTATACAATTAATTTCGTATCAAAATGATGCTAACGAATGGTTAAGGGCGGTAGTCGTTCAAATGGGCGCCTCTAAATATCCAATTGATACTGGCACCACCATGACCATACTTTCAGATCTAACAGCAAGTAACATTGATAGTCCACACCCAATAATATGGAATGATATTAAGGATTTAAGCAAATCACAAGATTTTTATGTAACTAAGTTTAGTGGAACTATAAATCGAGATTTTCTTATTTCTCATTTTCCTAAAACAATATTTTTAAATCCGAACAATGGAAAGTCCACAATTATAAGATCAAATATGAACAACAGCACTCGTTCATATTCGGGGCCTGTTAGTGTTGGACCAGGTATATCTTCTGAGATATTACAAACGATATCAAGTAAGCCATCAGGTGTTGGCATTGGATTATCAGAATCATTAATGAGAAAATTGGGATTACTTGATGGACAAGTCGTTTATTTTAAATTATCAGAATGAAATTAGTGAATTACTAGATATTTATATAAAAATCGAAATATGGACGCTAGAGAAAAAGCAATTGAACAGTTTTTAAAAAAAACTATCATTAAAGATGTATCTGAAGACGGGGCAGAAGAAACCGTTTGTGATTTAGTAACGGGCGAATGTTATGTAATTAGATCAAAAGATGGTCTGATTGAACGCATTACTAATGAAAAGAAATACATAACCGAAGACGGAAGACAATTACTACAAGATTAAAATATAAAAATATGGAAAAATTATTACAGGAAGAATTAAAACGTTTCAACGCTATAAACAAATATACTGAGAAACTGTTATCAGAACAAGAACCTCCATTACCTCCTCCACCGCCAGCGGCAGGAGCAGATCCTGGAGCATTACCACCTCCGCCGACAGCAGGAGCAGATCCAGCAGCGGCAGGAGCAGACCCCGCAGCTCCCCCAGCGGATTTACCACCACCTGAAGCTGAACCAGAAGGTACAGATTTGGGTGAGACTGATCCAGCATCAGATGATACAACCGAAGAGCTTGATATTACCGATTTAGTTAATATGACCAAGAGCATTAAAAAACAACTTGATGACACACAAGGACAAGATACGGGAGCTACCCAAAAATTAGATGATGTTTTCACAAAATTAAATGATTTGGAATCAAGATTAGGTGAAATGGATCAAGTTTTATCAAAGATTGATCAATTAGGCGCACAAATTCAACAGGTTAAACCAAAAACTCCGATGGAGAAACTTGAGATGAGATCGTTAGATTCATATCCATTTAGTAAAAGCCCTGACCAATTTTTCTCAGAAAAACAAGATGAGATGCAAAAATCAGGAAAGAATGAATATGTACTTACTAAAGGAGATGTTGAAAATTATGGTAAATATGACGTAATGAGGTCATTTAACCCTAATATTGATAGAAATATGTTTTAACACTTGATATTGGAATAATTTTTTCCTATATTTATATTATGATTTACGCCGCATGCGGCAACAATATTTAACAACATGACTAATAACAATATTAGATTATCACATATAACCGACTTTGATGGAGAATTACGTCAAGGTCGGTTTTTATTTTTAAAATTATTCACCCACCATTTGGTAATGATATATTTTTTACTTATATTTGATTACATAAATTTTTATTAACTAAATTTTTTAAACTATGAGCACATTTGAAGCAGTACAAGAACAGTACGAAAAAAACAGAAAAGCCGCAAGCGGCAGCAAGTTCGCCTCTCAAGAGGAAAGAATGAAGAAGTATTTTACCACAGTATTACCGAAAGGTTCTGAGGGTGAAGAAAGACGGATAAGAATTTTATCTCCAAAAGATGGTTCCACACCGTTTGTAGAAGTATTTTTCCACGAAGTACAGGTAGGTGGAAAATGGGTTAAACTTTGGGACCCGAAGCAGGAAGGTAAGCGTTCACCTTTGAACGAAGTTAAAGACAGCCTCGAAGCCACAGGTCTCGAATCTGATAAAGATTTGTCAAAGGGGTATCGTGCGCGTAAATTCTTTGTTGTAAAGGTTATCGACAGAGATCACGAAGCTGATGGACCAAAATTCTGGAGATTCAAAAATAACTCCAAAATGGAGGGCGTTTTTGATAAAATCTTCCCGATTTGGAAAAATAAGGGAGATATTACCGATCCAGTTAAAGGTCGTGATTTGATTCTTTCTTTGGCTTTGACCACATCAGGTACAGGAAAGGTGTACACAGTAATAAATTCAATTATTCCTGAAGATCCGAGTCCGTTACATACCGATGAGGAAACAGCACAGAAATGGCTTAACGATCCTCTCGTATGGTCGGATGTCTATTCTAAGAAACCAGAGGAGTATCTTGACATGGTTGCTCAGGGTGAAAATCCTGTGTATGATAAGGATCTTAAAAAATGGGTTTCAGATGCAACATCTCAATCAACCATAGCAGGTTCAGAGCCAGCTAAAGCTCCTCCTGTAGACCCACAGGCGAATGATGAGCCTGATGCAGAAGATGATCTCCCTTTTTGATCTAACTAATCGCCCATATCTATTAAAGGTATGGGCGATTTAATAAAATTTTTATATAACAACAAATATGGCTATTAAAAAACAAGATTTTTCAGAAATAGTAAAAAAATATTCAGTAGAAGCATCATTTAAACCTGATAGATATTTTGATTTGGGTGATGCGTTTTTAGAGGCATGTGGAATTCCTGGCCCTGTTATGGGTCATATTACTATGCTTTTAGGACACACAGACACAGGAAAAACAACAGGACTAATCAAAACCGCAATAGACGCACAGAAAAAGGGAATACTTCCTGTTTTCATTATAACCGAACAAAAATGGGGAATGAAGCACGCAAAACTTATGGGTTTTGAATGTGAAGAACACATCGATGGAAAAACAGGAGACTCAAGTTGGAGTGGATTTTTTATCTTTAGAAATGATTTTAAATACATTGAACAGATTACAGATTTTATAAATGATATGCTCGATGCTCAATTAAAGGGAGAAATTCCATATGATTTGTGTTTTTTATGGGATTCTGTGGGTTCTGTTCCATGTAAAATGACATATGAAGGTCGAGGAGGTAAGATGCACAATGCTAGTGTGTTATCAGATAAAATAGGAATGGGGTTGAATCAGAGAATTGGCGGATCAAGACATTCTGATGAGAAATATACGAATACTATGGTTATTTGCAATCAGCCATGGGTTGAACTTCCAGATAACCCAGGATTTGGCGGTCAGCCAAAAATTAAAGCAAAAGGCGGTGAAGCAATATGGTTGAATTCAACATTGGTATTTTTATTTGGAAACCAAAAAGGTGGAGGTATTACCAAAATATCTATCGTTAAGAATGGTAGAAAGGTTAAAATCGCAACAAGAACCAAAGTAAGTGTTATGAAGAATCACCTTAATGGATTGGGATATGAGGATGGTAAAATATTGATTACCGCTCACGATTTTATGCACGCTAAGGATGAAAAAGAGGAAAAAGCATCCATAGAGGAATATAAGAAAATCGCAGGAGATTATATTAGTGAGAGATTGGGAGTTCCAGTTAGCGATATAAGTGATGGGAAAATTGAAGAAGAAGAAATAGCGATAGATTAATGTTGAGAAAAATATGTTGTAAATGTAAAATTGAGAAGGACGTATCCGAATTTGGTAATTCATCAAAAAGTAAAGATGGATTAAATTATTCTTGCAAGGAATGCCAAAATAAACGAAGTAAAGAATATTCTAAAAAGAATTATAATAAAGTATTAGAATCTCAACGAACATGGAGACAGAAACATCTTGATTGGGTTAGTGATCGTAATAAAAAAAATTACATAAAATTTATCGAAAAAAATAAATCACGAACAAGAATTTGGTATAAAAACAATCCAGAAAAAAGAAAAGAATATCGTGAGAATTATAGACCAAGAAAAAGAGAACAAAGAAAAGAAAGACGGGCATCCGATGAGGTTTTTAAAATAACCAACAATATCCGAGCCAGATTGTATAGATATATAAAAAAATTAAACATAACAAAGAGAAATAGAACATTTGATATTGTTGGTATTACTCCAACAGAATTGAAAAATTACATTGAAAAACAATTTGTTGATGGGATGAATTGGAAAAATTACGGGCAGTTTGGGTGGCATATTGATCACAGAATTCCATTGGATTTAGCAAAAACAGAGGATGAATTATATAAGTTATGTCATTACACAAATCCTCAACCTTTGTGGTGGTTAGATAATATTCATAAATCCGCTAAAGTCGTTTGATTTGTCCGAAATTTTATGTATCTTTAATTAATATGAAAATAAAATTTAAAATCAAAAATTATGAAAAAACTATTAGTAGTATTGGCGTTTGTCGCCCTAACAATTTCTGGATTTGCACAAAGTCCATGGGATGGATTTTTTAAACCTGTCAACACAAAACAATTTGAATATCACCTCAAAGGCGTATCAGAAGGATTAAATCCTAATGTGTGGTTATTCAGACCCGCAGTTTCAATTGCCGCAACGATGTTAACATATGACAGGACATTGAAAGATTGGACATCAACGGCATTTACTTCAGTCGGTATGGGTATTGGTTATCAACATTACATCGATAATAACGGTATGCCATATAACAATTTTGGTTTTAACGCATTGATGTTTGTTAATACCGTGCCCGAAGCAACGATATCTCTTGCAGGAACGGTAAGTGCATTGAAATTCATTGATGTTGGTGGTGGGTTTAATTTTGGTACGAAAAATCCTTTTATATTATTGGGTATCAAGTACAATTTCTAGTATTTACGAATAATTTCTATGAATGACAACTTTACTGGTCGACGGGGATAATTTGCTCACGATTGGCTACTTCGGCGTAAAAAATTACTTCTATAAGGGTGAACATATTGGGGGAATATATCATTTCCTCAATACCCTGAGAAGATCATTTGAAAACTACCACTTGGACAAGATAGTCGTCTTTTGGGATGGAGAGGAAGGATCTTTGTCACGCAAAAAACTATATTCTTATTATAAGGATAACCCAAAGAAACCAAAGAGCGAGAACGAAATAAATTCTTATAATTATCAAAGACAAAGAGTTAAACAATATTTAGAAGAAGTGTATGTTAGACAGGGTGAATATAAGTATTGTGAAACAGATGATTGTATTGCATATTATACCCAAATCACCCCAGAGGAAAAGAAAATCATTTTCTCATCAGATGGAGATCTAACTCAACTTGTTAACGAAAAAACA